CGTTGAATAGGCACTAACTTCGCCACCTATATTTGAGCTTTTGCATCAACTTTCCCCCAGTTGCTCTTGTATCTTAATCGCTGGTGTCGGTTCCCGCCCAATTAAGACCAAGCAGAAAAGAAAAAACCCTTTAAGGTTATTCTAAGTTGAACCCGCTTTGTAAAAGACCAGCCAGCCTTTAAAAAACGCTCAGAATAACCCTAAAGGGTCTAGGCTGGTATATAAAACATCGCAGGGTTCAATCCGCTTGATGCCATTATATACGATTATTCCAGTTCAGGCCATATCATTTGAAAATTATTTGGAAACAGGCTTTTTCGGGTAATTAGCCCATGACTCTCTTTTTCTAGGGTTGCTGCCAACATGACCAGCTTATCCATTGGAATCTCACTGTTTTGCCACATAGACACGGCTGGTACAGATACCCCAACTAGCTTGGATATACGGGTTGGCCCACCTAAAAGTTTAATTATTGCAGTTGCGTTCATATATAAGCTATCTTAACTTATTTACAAAATAATTGCAAATAATTGTTGACATGATGCTTAAGTTGGCTTAATATTCAATTACGGCAATATGTCGTGATAACCGTAAAGGAGCTCTTATGAGTGAAATAGAAACGCAACAGCAAGACTTCAACAGCTTCCAAGAACACTTGGAACGCATCTTTAAAGACCTAGAAGATGGGGTCACAATAACTCTCGATGAAATTGGCGATCTACGCTATGCGTGTGGATTACCGTCACCAGTTAGACCTAACCCTGTACTAAACGCAGTCTTTGACGACTTTTCAAACATTTTTGGGAGTAAACAATGATTATTTCAGATAACAGTAAAGAATTTAAAATCGCACCAGCTGGTCTACACATGGCTCGCTTGTATTCAATTATTGACCTTGGCCATCAGGCTACAGAATGGGCTGGCGAAACCAAGATCATGCACAAAGTTGTATTTACTTGGGAGCTACACGGTGACGATGATGCAGGTCAACCATTAAAAACAGACGATGGAAAGCCTTTAATCGTGTCCAAACGCTATACCGTGAGTTTAGGCGATCAGGCTCGTTTAAGGCAAGACTTAGAATCATGGTCAAACAAAAAGATGAGCCCTGAAGATCGCAAAAACTTTGACCTTAAAGGTTTGTTGGGTAAGTTCTGCATGGTAAACATCACGCACAGCGAAGATGGCAAATACGCTAACATCTCAGGCATTAGTCCAGTACCGTCAGCTTTGCGTAATGTTCAGCCTGAAGGCGTTAATCCTACTTTGCATTTTTGGTTAAATGAATTTGATCAATCTAAGTACGATGCTTTGCCTAAGTATTACAAGGAAAAGATTGCAGAATCATCTGAGTGGCGTGGTCAAAAGGCTAAAGAAGCACCTGTAGCTAATGACATGCCTGACGATATTCCCTTTTAATAATTAAGGGGTGAAAGCGGATGCTAACGAGCTAGGATTGCCCTTATATACAAGGATTGCCCTAAGTTAGTGCAGCGAGTAGCCCCACCTAACAAGTAAAGTTGAGGAAATTAAAATGAAATCAAGTAAATGTTGTAACCATGATTGCAATGAGGGTAGAAATTGCCCACTAAGGAAAAGTCAAAGTTTTCTTGATTTTATTAAAGCAATATTAAGAAAGGTGCAAGGAAAATGAGTTTTTTAGTAGCTAACATCCCACCAGTTAAATGTTTTGTGCGTAAAGAGTTTCTTTATAATCACGAATCAGGTCACGGTGAGCTAGAACCTTGCGTATGGATGACCGCTAAAGCCATCAAGGGCCAAGCCTTTAGGATTGAATCCATGTTGACTAATTACGGTGCTTTGTACGACAAACTACCTATTAGTGCGTATGTGTGGAAAGAAGTAACTGATCCACTACCGCTAGATTTCTTACAGATTTGGGATTGTTTGTCATACGACATGGCCGTTATTGAAAAGTCTAATCTGCGTGGTTTAAAGGTCAAATACTTTGGTAAAGATAAACAGTTTCACTTTGGTAACTACTTGTTCACCATTGACTTTGCCAGCCCTGATGCCAATCGTTTAGATACTAGCTTTAGTGAGGGCGTTGAGGAGCATAAGTCTTACAACTTTATTAAGCTTGACAATGGTCAGTTTGCCTGTCAGCCCAATAACCGTTGTCTTTGGTACGATGTGTCATTAGTGCCAGCCGTGCTTAAAACACCTGATTTTAAGATACCAACAGAAGTGTATAGCGTAGAAAATCATGCTAAATGGACTGCTAAAGATGAGTGGTTTTATAACTTTGTGGAAATAAAAGAATGATAACCGTACTGATTACCGTGTTAGCTGGGTTTGGAATCTTGTTTTTAGGAATTATCTCAGTAGCTTTAGCTGTTTGGGTAACTCAAAAATGACTAAGGTAGCCATCATAACCGCTTGGGTGGCGTTATTTATTGCTGGGCTAGTGCTTATGTATGGTCATGGCTACAAACAAGGCAGAAACGCTCAATTAAACTTTGAAGATGTATTAAAGATAGCTAAATCGCAATTTACTTGCAGAATGGAAAGAAAATGATAGTTAAAGAAAAGGTACAAGAAAATGGCCATTGGTACACTAAAGACGGCAGTCCAGCCTATACAACCGTTGGTAAGACTGGCGAAAGACCGACCACGCTCAGGGATGCAAGAAAACTTGGACTTCTACCAAGCGTTACAACAATCAATGGCCAGTTATCCAAATCAGGGCTTAACTTGTGGTTGCAGCAACAAGTCCTCTTAGCTGCCTTGACCTTGCCTAGATTAGATGGTGAAGGTGAACAGGAATGGTTGGCTAGGGTAATGCAAGATTCCAAGGCTACTGGTCGTGAGGCAGCAGAACGAGGCACAGCTATTCATGCAGTTATTGAAGGATATTTTGAACAAAAATATATGTCTGAAAAGCCAGCTTATTTGGATAATATTGATAAAGCCCTCAGAGATGCGTTTGGAGAGCAACTGTGGCTCGCAGAGAAGTCTTTTGGACATCCGCTAGGGTTTGGTGGTAAATGCGACCTAATGTCCGTTAATGGCTTTGTAGTGGATTTTAAGACCAAAGAAGCTGATCTAGATAAAGTTGATGTTTACTTTGAACATGAAATGCAACTGGCAGCCTACCGTGAGGGGCTTGGTATGCCAACGGCTAGAAGTGCCATCGTGTTTGTCAACGCCCTTACCAATCAAGTAAAACTAATTGAAGTTTCCCAAGAAAAGCTACAAAGTGGATGGGAGTGCTTTGAGCATTTACTTAGGGTATATCAAATTAAAAACGGTATATAATGTATGCAAGGGCGGCAGGTTTAGACAAAATCTATACTCCTTCACGGGACTGCCGACCCACCATATTCAAAAGTGTTGTTTCTACGCAACTAAGGGTTTTCCTTAGAAAATAAATGTAAATAGTTGTTGACATTGTTAAGCTACCTTAATAAACTAGCATCACTCAATCACGAGTGAGATAGAAAAAGGAGCAACAAATGAACACATACAGCAAACACGCAGAAGTAACAATGGTTGCCTACAACGGCAAATCTTACAAATCTTCTTCAAAAGAAAATGTAATTACTGGTTTAGTTGAAAAAACTACCGCCAAATACATTTGGATTAGAAGTTATGAAGATGGACAAATTTGGAAAGCCGTTAGATAAATCAACCGCCCCTACGGGGGCTACTTTAATAAAAGTGAGATAGAAAATGGACATAACTATTAATTACATGGACTGCGTACTTGATTGCGAGTTCGCCTTTGAAGATGCTGACCATAGCGTTGGCTATAACGGTGCAGTCTACTTAGAAACTGCTTGCATTAACGGTCAAAACATTTACGAGATGCTTTCAGAGAAACACATTGAAGGCATTGAACAAGAAATCTTTGAGAGGATGTAATGATGATGATTCTTAAAGGTCTATTCCTAGGTGTTTGTTTCTTTGTCATCCCATTAACTGTGTGGGTTATCCGTACAGGTGGCCTATGAGAGAGATTATTCAAGGGCTACTTGTAGCGATAGGCATATACATCTTGTTCTTTGGTGCTATTCACTTGGTTAATTAAGATGCAATACAAGAAGTTTGACCAAGTATTACATGACCAATGTGATCCACCAGCTAGAGAAGCAGTAGCCACATGGTTAGAAAATCTTTGGTATGTGGATGCCCAACCCAACCCTGATAAGTACGCTGTTGACCTTGTATTAAGCAAGGATGGCGAGCAGATAGGGTTTGCTGAAGTTGAGGTTAGGGATTGGGGTATGAACTTCTGCCCCTATAACACCATCCACATAGCTCAACGCAAAGAAAAACTATTTAATCATCCTAGAACCACGATGTATGTAGTAACTAAAGACTATACCCATGCGTACTGGATTAGGGCAGCCAAGATTAAAGAATGTCCATTAATTGAAGTACCCAATACCGCAGTATCTAGGGGTGAATACTTCTACGATGTTCCTAAAAACTTGTGGAAGTTTATAGATTTACGGGAAATATTTTAAGCGTATTGGCGTGTGCCTGTTTTATCAATAATCAGGGCTTGCTTGCGTGGATTATCCCCAGCTTCACTAGGAATACTGATGTGTGTCCAACGGTCAAACTCACGGATTACTTGATCGTATCCAATACCTGAGGCAATGATGGCCTTTACGACCTCATCAGGTGTCATGCTTGGTACACGAATATCTGCCGCACAGCCAATACGGTGTTGACTTGTATCTTTAGAACCTACGGCATCATTGACCTGTTTACAGCGAAAAGCTGAGTTAATCATTACTGGTTTACCACCCAAGACCGTCTTAACTTCTTCTAGGAATGTAGCTAAACGGACAAGATTGGCCATTTCAGAAGCATTAGGCGTGTTGTCAAACTGACGATGGTCAGTATGGGTTAATTCAGCCAAACTAAAATGTTCAGATAGTTGCATTATTTTTTACCCTTCATGTCCATAACTTTTTCAAGGGTACGGCCACCAAAATAGAATGACATAACCAACATACCCCATTGACCAAGCAGATTTACAAAGTTATCAGATATATCTAAACCAAACGCATCAAACAATGCCAACGCTAAATACGCTGTCAAAATGTAAATTAATGTCATTGGTCTGATGTTTTTAGATAACCATGAATCGCTGGCCATGTCAGCCGTGTGGCGTTTAGTTAATTCTTGGTTTTCAATGTTGTCAGCGTTTAACTCAGCTAATCTGCCTTCTTGTTGCATTTTAATCAATTCGGCTTGGGCTTTGGCTTTTTCAGCAGGATCAGGTACAAACCTGTCCAAAACCTTCATGCCAACATCTAGTAAAGCTGCAATAGGTAACATATTATTTCCTCATTAACATTGAACTACCGATTAATAACATTGCTTCAGGGCTTTCAGGGGCTTCTTTCCACCCGACTGTAATTTGACCTATAAACTTGTTAGTGTCAGGGGGTACAGATACACGGCAAGTATAGTTAATACCCACGGATTTGTACCATAAACCTATTTCAGATTGGGCTTTTTTGTATTCGCCACAGGGTATTTCATTGGCCATCAGCTTAATAATGTCGTTGTTGTTGTTTATATTGGCTGTAAAAAGACCTACATCGTAGCCGTCAAACTCTTTGTATCGCTTATCAGGTAGGTAGGCTCTTTCAACAATACGAGTGCCAAGCAAGGGATTAACTGAAAAGATAACAACCATGTCAGCGTTTGTACCTTTGAATATGACCTTGGCAGCATCGTCATACCGAGCAGAATTCATAGAAGGTAGCTGTTTGGACTTGGTGTAAGCATCAAGCATCAAGCCTTGATTCTGCCAAACAAAGTAACCAGTAAAGGTTAGTACTGCCATAACAACAATTGCAAACAGTCTAAATGGACTGCTTACATAAGCTAATATTTGTGGCAGTAAATCTTTCAAGCTAGTTATTTTGATGTGAAGTAATGAGCTACAAAACCAATAACACTAGAAAAAGCGGAAACAATCATCATTCCAGCCCAAAAACCACCTCTGCCTTTATTGGCTAAAGCAAGCAGTTCTTCCATGCCTTCTTCTAGTTTGTCAACTTTAGCGGTTAGATTGTCAACCTTTTCCCAAAGTTGCCCGTATTTAACAGGATCAATTTCAAATGACATAACTTGCACCTTAGAAAGTTCCGCAATCTACGGTGTATGTACCTGTTTGCACGAAGTTTAGGGAAACAGCATCACCGCTTGCAGTAGCATCAGCCACATTCTCAATCAAATTGTTGGTCATGTTTAAAGGGCCTGTCATTGGCGTTTGACCATCAGCAGCTACAGATTGAGTTAAACCAGCAGCAATATCTGACATGGTTGTATTAGCCCAGCTAGTTGTAATAGCTGTTCCTGTAACTACTGGATTACCAGCAGGTAGGGTATAAGTACCCGATCCGTTGCGTGACATTATTTACTCTCCTTATCCATTCTAAGCATTTTTATAAGTTGTTCATTAACGGGCTTTGGTTCTGCTTGCCATTCAGGATTTACTCTGCCACGCATTAAATTCGCTAATTGTTCTACTTGTTTTTTTCTCATTTGAGTTGCACCAACTCTTGCACCAATTGCAGCTCCTGTTGTAGCAAGACCAAGAGGTGCACTAGCTCCTGTTAATAGCAAAGGAAAAATACTACTTACCGTGCTTGTTGGGGCAAATTTACCAATAATTCTTAAAGCATTTTGAGCGGTTGTTCCTTGTGCTGCTTCTTTAATAGCTTTTTGCTCTGCTTGTGTAAACAAACGCAATTTTTTAGGATTTGTTGCTAAATTCTTTAATTCTGTAAATAAAGCATTTTCAAGTCCTGATTGAGAAAATTTACCTTTAGTAATTTCAGCTTTATCAAGCATATCTTCAAAGACTTCAGCTTTACTCATTCTGCTGTAAATATCTCTAGCTTCTTTCCATGCTTTAAGACCTTCTTTAGATCCTTGAGTTACAGCACTTTCAGGAATATTTAAAACATAATCATCAAATTCGCTCTTAAGAATTGTGGCCAAACGCTTTTCTTCGCCATCAGGACTCTTTTGTGCCCCTTGAATAATTTTGCGTAATGCTCTTAACTCTGTGTAATCTTTTGGAATGCCAGCGTTAGTCAATTCATCTAAAGCGGCTGTAATTTTAGGATAAACTATTGGTGTATAACCTTCTTGGCGTAATTCTTTGCCAAGATTGGCCATGCTTTCTGTAAATTCTTTGGTGTCAATAAGAATATTTGCATCTTTGGCTTGCTTAAATAGCTTGTTTGAAGCAGATTCTAATTGTTCAGCAGTTGCAAAACTAGGTTTTGGCTCTGGTTTTGGTGCATTAAATGCCTCTTTGTATCTTTGTGCAACACCTTCCATAACAGAAGGTTCTGCTTGGCGTAAACCTTGTGCAATCACAGATGGAGATGGCTTAGGTGTTGTAGCTTGGTCAAAAGAAGGTAAATTACCTCTAACCAATGGTGCTGTAGTTCTGCCAGCTTGTTGTGTAGCTCTTGCTGTAGTACCTAATACTGGAATAAAAGGTGGTATTTTTGCATCAGTTAATGCTTCACCAACAGTTTCCAATACATCTTGGCTAACTGGTGATCTTGGCATGTATTGGTATTTAGCAGCCCTTTCTTCGGCAGCTTGACGAACTTCAGGAGCAGAACCTGAAGGCACATAACCGTAAGCTAAAGCTGATGGTACTGAACTTAATGCGGCTGCTGGCACTTCATACAAAGCTCTAGCGTAATCAGCCATAGTTCTTGGCTGTTCAATAGGTTGAGCATTTACAGCATTTGGTCGTGTTCCAACAACAGTAGGAACATCAGTATTAATAATGTTGCCTCTGTCAGCACCTGTTTGCCCTAAATAAGCATCAGGGTCAAACCCTTTAGCACGAGCAGATTCATCACCTTTTTCTCGTTGTGCTTTTAGATATAAATCAGGATTAAAGGCCATTATTTAATTCCTAGTTTTTGTTTGATTTCGTTGGAGCGTGGGTCATTTGGATTTGCTCTTGACCAATCAAACGCTGCTTGATCTTGTGGCTTTAAACCTTGTCTAAAAGTAACAGGGTCAAAGCGTTTCTCGCCTTTTAATAATGTTTGTTTAGTCATTACTGGGCCTGAAACATCAATGCTTTCCCAATCACCGTTTGGATAGTATTTCTTCTGCAAGTTAATCATCTGTTGAACTGCAGCTAGACGAGTTTCAATTGGAAGATTAGGATTGCCCAAATCACCAGCTTGTTTTTCATACAACTTCACATCCAAAACGCCTTGTGGGCCTTCAAATCTTGGTTGTGTCATAGTTAAAGCACCAGCAATCATATTCAATCTTTGGTCTGCTTTAGATGTTTCTCCACCTTGACCAAAGAACTGTTTAGTTGATGTAGTCATACTTTCTAACATACCAGAGCTAGGGCTTCCAGTATTTAAAATACTTGAAGCATCTTTTAGCAAATCAAATGTATTTTTTGCATTTTTTACATTTTTACGCTGTTCTTCTGAAAACTTACCAGCCGCTTCACGATTTTGTGCTGGTGATAAATTTGGATCAGGTTCATAAACAGGTAGAATAGCTGGCATATATTTAGCATCACCTGAAACTTGTTTTACTTGACCGCCACCTTGAGCACCAACCATAGGCATACCGCTAGATGGCATACCACCGCCAACATTAATGCCTCTATCACGAAAATCAAGAATATCTTTTTGAGTTAATGATGGTTTAGAAACGCCAATTTCTCTAAATGTTAACTCTGGTTGTGGGCTATTTACATCCACCATGCCAGCAACTGTATCGCCTCTAACGTTCAATCTTTCAACTTTTTCCCATTTAGGTTCTCTAAATTGTCTTTCTAACAATTTACCACCAAGGTTTGTTTCCATAGCGGTTGCGTTTGGTCTTAGCAATTGAGCAATAGCAGCATTGGTATCAGGTGCAACTTGTTTAACTTCCATAGTTGGGCCTTCCATACCAGCCCCATACACAGTTTGTTCGCCACCCCTAGACAAGCGTAAAGCATCAGCAATATTTTGTTGTGCTGTTTTTTGTTGTCTTTGTTGATAAGCTGCCATGCCTTTTTCAGCTTGTTCAACGCCTGTTTTACCACCGTAAATATCAAAAGCGTTGGCTAAATATTGAGTAAAAGATGGGGCAACATAACGGCCACTAACCATTTGACCTTGTGGAGTTTGCATACCACGCTGTTGCAAAGCTTGGGCTAGTTGTCTTTGGCGTTCAATACCTTGTAATTCAGGGTCTAAATAGATAGGTTGGGCCATTATGTATTCCTCAATAAATTAGCTAAATTCTTTGTTTGATCTGAAATATTTAAAGGGCTTGTTTGTTGATTATAAGCCCCTTGAATTGGTTGTTGTGCTGTGAATGTAAAAGGACTTTGGTTCATGTTGTAACCAATAGGTGCGTTCTCTTGACCGCCTGATAATCCTTTTGCCAACATATAGGCAGTATTTAAACCACCTTGTTGTTGTTGTCCACCACTCATTAAGTCACCAACACTCTTGGCAGCATCACCTAAACTATCAAAAAATGGCGTAGATGTAACACCAGTAATGCCAGCAGTACCACTTGGTAATGAACTTGCACCACCCAAGTAACCTAAACCGCTAGAAGCGTTAGAGCCAACTGAACCAGCCATACCAGCATTAGCAATTTGACTAGCAGTTAAACCAGCAGTTCCTGCCGCTAAATTACCTGCACCACCCAAATAACCCATGCTATTTAAAGCACCTGTATTTATTCCTGTTCCAGCAGTACTTGTAGATAAACCAAAACCACCTGTAGAAGCTGGGTTAAGTCCAAATCCTGATCCAGCAGCACCAGCGGTTTCTGCTCCAGCAGTTGCCGCACCAGCTTCACTTAAACCTAAGTCAGTTGGCATACCCATAGTTGCACCAGTAACAGCGGCTACTGTGTACCAACCCCCTGGAATTTCCTCGTTTACTTTGTCATCAACCCATGAGCCAGCATCTTTTACAACATCAACAGCACCACTAACAACATCGCCTACGCCACCTACAACATCACCAACGATGTCAACAGCACCGCCAACAATGTCACCAATAAAACCGCCACCGCCTTGTGGTTTGATACGCTTATCGCCACAATGCTCAAAAGCACCTAATGGCAACATTCCATAGTGAGCATCTAGTTTCATAGGTCTAGCATCCAGTTATATTCAGGGCGATCAGATTCTTGCACTTCCATACCTAAGTTTTTAAGAAGTTGCACAATTTGGTCGTTATCTGCTTTTCCGTACACTCTTTGTGTATCGGATTGACTTACTTTTTCTAAAAACCTTAAAGCTGATTTAGCAAGAGTTAATGGTTTATCTGCTGTAAATAAATGTAATTCAGCAATACCATCACCAATTTTAGTCAATACCAAAATGCTATCGTTTTCACGCAACATAATGGATTGACCGCTTTCAACTTGCCCTTTTAGTTTTGTAAGAGCAAGGCTTGGGTCGTAACCAGTACGACTAGCATCAGCTTGGATGATTTCGCTAGGTGTCATTAAAATAATCCACCTAAGAAATCACCAGCTGCACCAATACCTTTGTTAATTAACCCACCAAGACCTGATACTGCACTAGGGTTGCTTAATGCACTACCACCTAATTGGAATAAACCACCAGTTAAAGCCGCTTGTTTAGCAGCATCAGCGTTTTGTTGAGCAATACGAGCCGCTTCACTAGATGTGTAAGCACCTAAAATATCAGGGCCAGCAACAGCAGCTTGTGTGTATGGGTTAATGTATGTTGGTGCAGTAGCTTGTCTAAACGCACCTAACTGAGCTAATGGCAAGTTATAACCACCCATAGCTTGTTGATAAGCTTGATTTTGAGCTTGATTACCAAATTGACCAGCTTGTAAATTTTGACCAAACATTTGATTTTGAACTTGAGAGCCAGCTATTTGTGCTTGTGTTCTTAAATCATTCTCTTTTTGACCTTGTAAAGTCATGGCACGATTATAGGCTTCTGTTCCAGCAGCAATACCTTGATTGGCTAATTGGGCTTGTAAACGCTCTTGACCTTGTTCAATCTGAGGATTTAAACGGCTCATCAATAAATTTGATGCCTTATCCCAACCTTCCATTCCACCACCAGCCACACTTGTTTGTGGGGCAAATTGGCTTGCATTAAATGGTGTGTTTGTTTGTGATGCTAATTGGTTTGAAATATTACCCAAAGCACCTTGAAATTCAGGGGCTACAGTTTGATTTGCAGACCACATAGGGTTGCCAAACTGATCTGTACCAGTTTGAGTGTATTGTAAGCTTCCGTAAGGAGTTTGTTGATTTACACGGTTGGCAGCAGTTGCTGTTTGAGCACCTTGGATGTTGCCCATAGTGTTAGCTTGAGCGGCTTGCACAAATGGATTGCTACCATATTGTGTTTGGAAATTAGTCGCAGCGTTCTGCAAATTTTGATTGCCATAACTAGGAGCTTGAGCGTTACCGCCAGTTCCTGTAGCCACCATTGTATTTAAGCCTAAACCGCCCATACTACTCTCCTTGTAATTTCCTTAATGGAGCGTTTAGATTCAACCATTTACAATCTTCACGCTTCATTGTCATAATTAATAAATCCCCATTTTCGTGAGCATCTTTAATTACGCATTTATCTTGGAAACCAAGGTGTCGGTTCAATCGGACTGCTTCTTTATTTTCAGCATCCAATGTCGCTAATATAACCTTTTTTTCCAATTTTATAAAGGGGTAATCAAAACACGCCCACAATAAATCTTTTGACATCCAATTCTCACCAACCGTACCTATGTGCATATTGCAAGCATTTGGTAAAAAACCGCAAAAAGCCACTACTGCTACCAAATTACCGTCTATTTCCTGCCCTATAAACCTAGCTTCATCACCAAACTTTTGGAATAATATGCGTTCAATCCATGCTCGCATAAACTCCTGATTTTCAGTAGTAACTCTACGCAATTACAATACGCCCCCAGCTTCCATCACATAATCGGTACTTGCCCAATGTAACTCAATGCCACGACTTGCCACATTTAAGTTAATTGAACCTGCAAAGCCTAATCCTGTTACGCCTTGCCATATCTTAGTAGTAATTAAACCGCCAGCCCAGTTTGCTTGATCCCACTTTGAGGTATCCCAAACACCGTCTGTTAAGGTACTTGGGTTAAATTGCACCTGCCCTAGTTGGGATTGTGTATCAAAATCAACGCTTAAGCCACATACCACATTGGGTACGCCACCTGTAGACTGAAGAATTGGTCTTACCAAGGTAAAACGCTTTAATTGGCCAGGCCTTTCGTAATAACTGTACGCTTGCTGTGCAGTAGCTGTAATGTTTGTACCGTTATCAGAATATCCATCATAGAAAAGACCTACGATGCCATTGCCACCAAAAAGCATTTCGGAATCGCCTGAAAGTTCCCAACAATAAGCCTGAATATCAGTAAATCTACCCCAAGCCTTTGTGATATTGTGCATTACAAATTGCTCCATTCCTGTACTTGTAGGAATAGATAAAATTAGCATGTTTGCACTAGCGTAATAGTTAATTTGCCATCCAAATAAGTCGCTATACAAGGTAGCGGCCTGACTTACAGCAAAATAAATCTTGTCTGTAAGGTTTACACGGGGGTCTAATCGGCTAGATTGCAAAGCAGAAGCCAAAGGCACTAAACCGTCTTTGGTAAGCAACAGTAAATCGCCTGACCACTTAAAAAAGCATCTACGGTTGAATGTTTGACCTAGTTGCCATACGCCTTTTAATGCCCAAGTAGTTGCGTCATCAGGATCTGTGCCGTTATAGACCATCACTTCACCCATGCTAGTCACAAATACAGCGTAATCGTCTGCACCTTGACCAGCATCTAGTGTCCAAGTACCCATTGCTTGCAAATAGCCTGAATTTCTAGCAATTCCACCAAAATATAGTGGTGAAGCTGCACCACCAATAGCATCTACATCAAGATACCAACAAGCTAAAGTGTCTTTTTGGGTGAAATACAAGCGATTTTTAAACAAATTTACATTAACAAATGTATTTGAATTAACGCCTGTAATACCAATAGTTGTGTAAGTACCCACTACTGAAGCATCTGCGGTAGGGGCAGTAGCCATCGTATAGGTAAAGGTACTAGCCCCCGTTACATCAATAACATAAGTGCCGTTGTAATTTGATTCTGTAGCACCTGAAATAGTTACTCTGTTTTTGTCCACCAATCCATGCGGTGCAGAAGTAGTCACGGTAGCGGTTAAGTTTCCAGTTCCACCCCTAGTAATCGTGCTAATTGTTTGGGCAGTTGTGGTTGTAGCTACATAAAACCAGCGTGTACCGTCATAAATCATTACTGGATCAACACCGTTACAAGCTACCAAGAAGTGTCCTGCTGTATTGGTTATATTGACCGACTGTAATTTATCGCTTTGAATACCTGTAAATACACGAACTGCTGGGTTTACATCAGCTTGGTAAATAGTATCACCTGCCACAGCAAATAGCTCGTAACCGCCCACTTCTGTGTAATTCATTAAAGTATTTACAGGGGTTGTAATACCCTTTTCATAGCTACCGACTACTGATGCACTACCTGAAGGAACGGAAGCCATTGTGTAGGTGAATGATGTGCTATTGACTACTGTAATTGTATATACGCCATTGTATTCAGAAGGTGTACAACCTGAAATAGCGACTTGATTACCAGTTGACAATCCATGTGCTGAAGCCGTTGTAAGCGTAGCAACCGTACTTACACGGGTAATAGTGCTTATGGCTACAACGCCCGTAGTTGTTGTTAATAAGCTAGATTGTGTCCACCCTTTACGCATGGTCACATCAGTAGGGGTTGGATACCAGTTTACAAGCTGAATAGCATCCATTGGGTTCATGTTAGCTTGGGAATCCCTAGCGTTCCATCCACCAATAGGTGCTGGTACAGAAGTTGTGTTAGCAGAAAACTTTTTAGGTACTGCCATGATTAACTACCGTAGCCAGTATCAGGTATGTTTGCCCATCCAATCAATACAGCACTTGGTTGAGGAGCGAATGACAATGTAGCTGAACCCTTGTCGTTAGCCTTGGCAATGCTCAAATAACGGCTGTAGTCTTGTTGCAATGCAGTAGTGTCAAACGACTTAATTTGGAAGTATTTAAGCTTTGTAGCCAATACCATGATTGTATCGTCTAGCACCGTTGTATCTGAATCGGCTGTAAAGCTGTTCTTTACATCACCTGTTGCACTTCTTACAAAGCCTTTAGAACGGTACTCAAAACCTAAATATTCTAAAGTGTTGTAAGGCGGCCAAATCTGAAACTCATTACCTAAAATTCTCCAACGAACCCGTGGGCCTGTTGAAATATAACCTGATTTAAGCCATTGCCATTGTTGAGCATCTACTGGCCCTAACATTTGCCAATGTTTTGTTTTATCCCAATGGGTATTATCCGTGACTGTTTCATAGTCAGGGGGTAGCGGATACTTGGTCTTACTAAAGGTAACAGTACCACCAATACTCGTTGCAGAAGCAAGTTGTGTGGTGGTAACTGTTGATCCTGTTACTGAATTTACATAAGTATCTTGAGGAATTGCTGTACCCACGATAGAGTAGGTGTTGTCCAAACCTGTGGTATCAGCAACATTTAATAAGTCATAAGTGTTGTTGATGGTGTCACAGGTTGTGGTTATTGCTGTTGTGTAGAAACGATACTCTAACTCCAATGCTTGCCAGTTATGCTCTTTTAGCAAGTCATACCCTGCACGGTTCATTAACGCAAGAATCTGTTGCACATCTTGGCTAGTGTTACCAACAACATAAGTTGGCACGGCAAGGTTTAGTTCAGCAGTTACTTGTTGAACTAATTGGAGTAGATTTGATGACATATTAAGCTTCCTCTGTGGCTACCGCTTTAGATTTACGGGGTTTCTTTTCACCAACAGCAGCAAGTATAGTGGCCATTTGTTCTTGCATCAAAGCCAGCTTCGCATCTGTTTCTTGTTTCATTTTAGCAGTTTCTAACTCTTTTTTGGCAAGTTCTTCTTTAAGTGCGTTAATTTCTTGTTCACGCTTGTCAGTTTCTGCTGCCGTTGTTGCTAGATTTAAAAATGCCTTTGCCTTGTCACGGAACGCATAAGGGGACATTCCTGCAATCATTCCCATACGCTGTAACTGTTGATCTGAAGCGTGTGCAATAGATTCTACCGTTTGAAACTTGATTGCCCGTAGTTCTTCAGCTTGGCTTTTTGATACTAAAGGCCACTCTGATACAGGTGTTCCTACTACTTCCTCATCGTGTGCACCTTGTCTATTCATATAGTTAGCCCATTGAATAGGAAAGCGTTGCTTATGGTTTTGTAAGGCGTAAGTGTCAATTTCGGTTAGTGTATCGCCAGCAACGCAAATATGAACAAAATCAAAGTCTTTGTATATTGGTCTGCCAGCATCCATTGATTCTTGCTCTTGTTGTACGGATTTCTTATAAAAGCGTACTTGTAAGCGTGAATCTGCTCCTTGTGTATCTGAAGGTAATGCCATTTTTAAATCTCCTAAGTAGTTAGGTAAAGTTAAAGGAAAAAAGGGGTCAGCCTTGTGAGCCAACCCCCTGTTTTTACTACATTTTACTATTAAACACTAGCTTTGCTAAACCAAGCATAGTCACCTGAAGCTACGGCAACAGCTGGACTTAGATAAGTGCCACCTGAATCTGTAACAACAAATGTTGAAGCATTGATAGAGCAAGTTGCTGTAGAAGCTGTAATAGCCGCACCAGCAACACCTAGTACATAACGCAAACCGTCTGAACCAAACACTTGTGAACCAAGTGGGCCGTTAACAGGAACGCCAGTACCAGCAGAGTTAGGATTTGTATAAACTACTTCATCCAAGTTAATACCTGCGGTAGGGGTAATATTATATGACATGATAATTTCCTTTAATTAGTCAGTTGATTAAGAGCCTGTCAAGATACCTTGGAGTGAGGCATTAGAACAAGTCAAGTTACCAGCCCAACCGTATAACTTCACGATTGCATCTTGGTTGATTGACTGACGCTCGCCACCAATAGGTACAAAGTTACGCTCTTTGTGTGGGCGGAAGAAGATGTAATCAGTATTCAAAAGATACATATACAATGCGTTCTCTTGAGCACCAATACCACCACCTAATACCACATCAGCAGACATACCGCCACCGTAGAACTTCAATGATGCAAAGCCAGCAGCACCTTCTTCTACACCAGCGATACGCTGAATAGCTTGAAGTGATGCAACATAGCGTTGATACAAAGTGTTACCAGCAATAATCAAGTCAGTCTTATCAGATCCACGAACAGATTTGATAGCGGCTGTAGTCATCGCAGCTTGAATTAATGTAGCATCATTAGCACCAGTTGTTGATTGGTTTCTCCAAAATTCCCAGTTTGCACGGTTAATACCACCGTATGTACCAGTTGAAGGAGAAGTAGAGATAGCAGCTGCAAGACCTGTAATGTTCTTACCACCGTTACCAGTACCGTCACCGTATAAGTCACCTGAAATGCGGTTCAAAAGACGAGCTTCAGAAACTTGCATACGACCATCTAACAAGTCGATGATTGCTTCTTTGCTTGAGTTCTGCAACATTTCTAGACCACTCATTGTTACGCTATCTGCGTACTGAGTGATAGAGAATTGAGCCGCAGAGATAGGGCTATCAGGAGTGATGTTTAGCACTTCATATCCGCTATATGAATTAGCGTTATTAGTTGCTGGGTCGTTGTACATGATTTCTTCCAAAATCACATTACCACCTGAGAATGGGCGTACATTACCCTTAGAGTTCAATCTTTGTAGGATTGCGTTGTTTTGTGTTAAGTTATCTGCCAATACTCCGCTACGACTTTGAATGGTGGTAGCGATGATATCGGTAATTGCTGAGTTAGCAAAAGCCATGATATTTCCTTTATTAAATTAAGTTAAACCCGACCACCCTCTGCATCGGCCAAATTAGCCATCAACAAGGATCGTCTATCCTTTGCATCTGATTTAGTCACTTGACCGCTAGGAGTAACGGATCGTGGGCTAACAGCAGTTGCTTTGGCTTTAGCTACTTGCTGTGCCTTAGATGCTTGGGTATTCGCTGATTTCAGGAGTTTATCCTGCTCTAGCTTGTACGCTTCATCGTTCATACGCACCGCTTTGGCATAAGCCGATTCTAGGTCTTGGGCTAAACCTCGCTCAAGTAATTGAGCCATATCTTCCCGTACCATTTCAAAGTGCGGAAACCGCTCTTTGTTGCTACTTACTCGGCTGATTTCTTGGGTCAACCGAGCATTTTCTTCTTGCTCCCTAATCGCTGACAGTTGTTGCACTTGCTGTTGTGTTGCTTGTAGCTGTTGCATTAACTGTTGCTGATACGGGTCTACATATTGTTGTTCAGGCATCTGAACTGCATTTTGATTTAATTGTATTCCATAATCTTGTGCAAGTCTATGGAACAATTGTACCTTTTGTTCGTATGGTGCTTTACTCAATACCATGTGAGCACGACCTAGATTATTAATCCAAGCTACAGGGTGAATACCTTGTTGTTGTAACTCAGGTGCAAATTGCCCTAGAGCTTGGGTTAATTCTCTAGCATTGTCAGCTTCAGCCTTGTAAGCAGATACGCCCTTCTTGTATTCTGCTTCCCTTTGATTAGCGTATTCAGCAAACTTAACGAATTCTGCTTTATCTAAAGGCTTGCCTTCTTGCATCTTGTTCCATACCTCTACATACTCTTTTTTCCAAGTAGTAGGGCGTTTTACTTCTTCTTCATTAACATTAGTAACCTCGTCAACCAATGTAGATTCTGCACCTTGATCGGTTTCTCTATCGGATTCTTCGCTCTTGGCTTTGAAACGACCTTTTTCATCACGGTCTGAGTTTTCTTCGCTACCTTCTTCGCTATTGTTTTCGGCTTGGATTGGATCGTCATTTACTTCTATCTCCTTTTCGATTGGTGCTTCTAAAGTGCCTTCTTCGGCTTGGTCTAGTGCTGCTTCAAGTAATTCTCTGCGGTCATCTGACATGGTTTATCCTTATCTGTAGTTAAGTTTTGAGTATGCAATTTCCGCAATTTGTCGCTTACGGGCTTCGTTTTCTTTACGGCTAAATTCAACCTTTTTCTGCTCTACTGGTACATCGTTACCCACTTCAACGCAGTTATTACGCTTTAGGTTCTCACGGTGCTTAGAACGGCTAGAAACCCATGAGCCATCAGCCATAGAAATGTGGCCTTCAATGTCAGGTACAACCATAGGGGCTTCTCTGCGTGTCATGTTTAGCTTGTCTTTCCATGCTTGCTCTGCTTGTGGGGTGTCAAACGGGATATTCCAATAAGTCAGGTACTTTTCCTTATCGCTCATCTGATTTTCGTCATATTCTTGACGGTCAACCTTGCAACATGGGCAAGTAACCATCACTTTTACCAATGCCATTACATTCTCCTTATAAGTTCAGGTAATTGATCGTATTCGTGGGGTCTAAGTAGGCAAACGCTGTCATACCATCTTGCGTTTTTCCATCTCCAACAGACAAATTCTTCTTTAGGTAGCAAAACCACGCATTTAACGCCCAAAGCACCAGCCAAGTGAGCCGTTCCTGTGTCTACTGTGACCACGCCTTTCATAGCTTTCATGTGTTTAGCAGTAATTGACCAATCTTTCTTCCACCCATCGTTAGGTAAGGGGTAGAAATTGCCATCTGTTTCAGGGTTTAGAGAATAAGCATCATTTCCCACCAATTCATTCATGTGTTCGGCAGAAATAGACTTAATCCATTGCAAATTGCCCTTACTTGCAGACCAATTAACGCCTATTTTCTTAGGGATATTACTAGGTTCAGCTTCAAAATAGCCTTCTGAACCAACAACTTTTGTGTTTGTAATGGGAAATAGGGCTTTTACATAGGGCATTGCACAGTCTATGTAGTACGGTAGTGACATTGATCCAATCCAGTAGTCACATTCATGTGCTGGCCCTGATTCTGTCAGGTTAGTTAGTTGGTCAATACATTCCATTTGACCTAAAACACCGAATAAATTAGGTACTGTCAGCACTACGACCTTTTTAGCACCCATGACCTTTAAAGCTGGTAAGAATCTAGCGTATTGGAATATATCGCCAAATCCTTGTTCCATCTGAACCACAATGGTTTTGTCTAAAAGTGATTCACCTTGCCATGTTTTAGGGGCTACAGGCAGTCTTGCATAGGGTATTTGTTGATTAGCTAGGATGTCTTTATGCCAACGGTATTCAAATAGCCTAAATCCAGCAGCATAACGCCCTGCGTGTAGGTTATCGTAGGCTAACTTATATTGTGCGTGTGGGTTTAAATTAGTAGTAATAGAGCAGCCTCATCGTCTAGTTCCTCTAGGCGTTTGGCTTCCATTACCTGTAACTCATATTGAATACGAGCCACTTCGTTTCTGTAAGCTACTGCCGCAAGGATGTTATCCCGTTGTCTTTCAAGGTAGCTTATAGACCGTTGTAAATCTTCTGTTTCAGCTAACGGTATATCAGCTTTAACCTCTTGTTTGGATTGTACTTTAGATTGCTTAACTTTTGCAACAGGATCAATCTGATTTCTAAATGCTTGCTTGCGTGATGCGTTGGCATCTTTGGTAGCTTTTTCTAATAAGCGTTGGCGTTCAGCTATTTTCTGCTGAATCTTCTTAATTCTACGGAGTTCTTCGTATGTCCAAGAAGCATCATCACCACCCCCAAGATTTGCATCAGGGGTAGGTGGGATGTAAATTTGAAACGCATTTACTTGAAACGCATTAGCTTGGAAAGCCGTTTGAAACATTACTCAGCTACTTTTTTAACTGCCCAAGGTAAGCCACTAGCTACTTTAGGAGCTTTCTGAGCTTCAATCTGTGCATCAAGAGCAGCTTCCAATGACTCCATATTTAGCTTTTCAGTTAGCCAAGTCTTTACTAATTCTTCTGTGATGTCAGCAAAAGGAATGACTGTATCGCCTACTTCTACAGATTGAGTGTTATATACAGAAGCTACAAAGTCACCATCTTGTTTAATAGCTGTCCAATGAATAGTAGTTACGATGTCACCATCTGTGTTTCTGTCAAGGTTGTTGATAATTAAGTTCATTTGTTCTCCAATGATTCAATGCGAGCTTTTAAGTCTGTAATGATTGCTTGTTGTTCTTGGATTGCTTTCATTAATGCGTACTGTAGGTCTGTTTGATAGATAGACAAACGCATCTTAGACTCATCTTTAGTTCCCCAATCAGACTCCATTACAAGCTCAGGCGCAACAGCTTGAACATCTTGAGCAATAACACCTAAAGTTAAACCGCCATCTTCTTCAAGGTTTTGGTCAATGTAATTAAATGTTTTAACTGGAATGGCACAAATCTTGTCTAAGTAAGAACCAGCTAATTCAATGTTTGTCTTTTCTCTAGCATCAGACAAGTTCACATTATTGCCTGAATAGTTGGCAATACCGCCATTAGAGCGAACAGACATTCTTAATGTAACGCCATTATCCTCACAATAAATAAATGGATTTCCTGTTCCGTTTGGAGCTGCGCCTGAATAATAAAGACTTAATCCAGAAGGGGCTGCGTTTGTGTTTTGAAATCGTGTTACATAATCATTAGATGTTTGTTTTACACGCAATACTCCAGTACCAACACCAGAGCCATTATCCCCAATAAATAAGTTACCAGAGGCATCTATTCTTGCTCTTTCTGCTGCAACAGTTTTAAAGATAAGTTGATTACCTGTATTGTCTGCTGAAAGCTCTGTGTTACCAGCTGCACTAAGACCAAGATAGCAGTCACCAGCACTATTTTGGATACGATGATAAATAGTCGATGCAGAGGCAATAGCCATATGCAACTTCTGAGTTGGACTTGAAGTACCAATACCCAAGTTACCACTAGCATTTAGTGTCATTGCCTGTGTAAAGGTAATAGCGTTTCCAGCTGTGCCTGATGGTGCAATAGACCAAGAATGAGAACCATTATTTTGGTCATAAAGAGTGGCAGGAAGATTTCCCCCATATTTCCAACCTGAATTAAAATAAGCATTTGCACCTAAAATCACCTGATTAGGTCCACCTTGAAGATGGTTACCAGCATTTGCAAGCTCAATTACTTTGTAAGTTGTAGCACTCCAAGCACTAGGAGTTACACCAAGACCTAGGTTGCCTGATGCATCAATTCTCATTGACTCAGTACCGCCTTCAGAGAAAGCAATAGTATCTGCTGCTGGGAAGAATATACCTGTATTGGTATCGCCAGTATTAGTAATAGATGGTGCAGCTGCAGTGCCATCGGCAAAAGCAACGCTAGTAAAACTAGCACTTCCACCATCGCCTAATAGCTGAACAGGACTTGTGGCGGCATTACCTACCCATACCTTTTTATCGGTCACATTGATTGCAACTTCACCTTGTTCCAAAGAACTAGGGGCATTGGTTGTTGTTACGCTATTTTTTAACTTAATTGTCGTTGCCATGATTAATCCTTAAAATGAACCGCCATCTAATGTACCTGTGATTTTACTACCATCTAAGCTGGTTATGAAAGATGGATTTGCATAACTACCTGTTGTTACAACGACTGTAGAATCAATGGCGATAGTTCCTGAAGTCGTTATTGTGCCGCCTGTTAAACCAGTTCCTGCTGTAATTGATGTAACCGTACCAACCGTAGGAGTTGTCCAAGTAGGAGTATTACCTGTACCAGCAGATGTAAGAACTTGACCGCTTGTACCTTGTGATCCATCAAAGCTAGTTGTTCCAGTTACGCTTAAATTAACTGTATCTAAGTTACGCCCAAAGAAGCCATCACGCCAGTTTCTACCGCTAGTTCCAATGTCTTTGGCGTTATTAGCGTTAGGTTCTAAATCAGTCGTAATACGGCTTAAAACTTCTAAAGTATCTGTATTAGATGATCCTAATGTAGCGTTATTGTTTACAGTCAGGCTTTCAGCAGTCAGGGCATTTACGCCTGTTACGCTACCTGTATCACCAATAATTACTAGGCTATTCTGTATTAACTTGCCTGTAGTCGTGTCATAACGAGCTATTGCGTTATCGGTTGCAGAAGCTGGGCCAACCACATCACCGCCCAAAGATGGGCTAGTGTTAGTAATGGTAAAGTTAGGGTAAGTTCCGCTAGTGCTTATTCCTGTGCCAGCCGTTAAAACAACGGTTTGATCAGGTGCGGTGTTATTAATAGTAAAGTTAGGGTAAGTGCCAGTTACATCAATAGCCGTTCCGTCTGTCAAAGCGACTGTTTGATCAGGTGCAGAGTTAGTGATTACTCCTGTTGCTGAATCGTAACTAATGCCTGTACCAGCACTATTGGATGCCCTTGCTCGTACATCGGTATAGTAAAGGTTAGTGCCTTCAGCTATGTCTGTAGTGGTTAAGACTACCGTACCTACTTGACCGTTAACTGAAGTTACAGCATCTGTATTGTCAACCTTTTGCCATACTGAACCGTTAAATATAGCCCAATCGCCAATTTGCCAATCAGTAATACCGTTTAAATTGGTCGTACCAGCTACATCAACGACATAGTAATAGCCCTTAATTCCTACACTAGATGTTAGGGTAGGCGTGTTAGTTGATGCGTTCCATGTGCCTTGGTAATTAAGATCACCTTGCATTGGAATCTGACTTGTTGGTACTTTGCCATTAGCGTCTAAGGTTGCAACACCGTTGTTTGCACCTTTTTCACTTGTAGGAATGTATCCGCTAACAGTTACACCGCTGATTGAACCGCCTGTAATGGCCACAGAATTGGCATCTTGCTCCGCCATTGTTCCTAGACCAGTTAAGGCATGGTCATCATTCCAATCCGATGGTCTGATTAATGACGAATCATCTCCATCAGGTATGGTTGAAACCTTAGTGTGCTTGACTGTTATAGCCATTATTGAACCCCAATAATCTTACCGTCTTGACCTCTAATCACTTGCTTTGGTCTGTTTTGGTTCTCATTTAAATTATTAATGAGTTCTGATAAAGCCATAGTCATTTGCTCATTACCTTGTTGAATGGCAGAGGCAATAGGCTGTAATGGATGTTCCATAGCCTTGGCCATATCTTCATCTAGGTCGTAGGCTTGTGGCAATCCTTCACCGCCATTAACTCCAGCAGAGATTTGAGCTACTTCTACCTTTGCACCGTTATTGACATAAGCAAGCAATAGCTGAGTGTTACGCTCTGTGTTCATCTTCATTTGAGCTAACTTCATTTCCATTTCACGCTCTTGAGCATTTCTCTGTTCTTCAAGTTGCATACGA